ATACCGCCTACAAACTCTTTACAAACTTCTTCGCGACCGTGTGTTAATAAACAAGCCATTTTGTTTTGTTTTTAATTGTGAATAAAATAAAGCGCAGTTGCCTACGCTTTTTATTTAATGTTATACTCCGTAAAGAACTACGTCTGAACCAATACCGTGTTGAACCGCTCCGTTGTAACGCATAATTACACGAATATTTTGTGAGCCGTCAATATCAGCTAAATCAATAACCTTGCAAATATTTTTATCGTTTAAAAGTCCGCAACCAAAATAAAGGTTGTCAACTGTTGTAGCAATCATATTGTATTGACCAAGTCCGTTAGCCATAAAAATTGGAATACCGTCGTAAGATAAACTTCCGTTTGTGTACCATTGTGTTCCTTGTGTGTTTGTTCCGTTTGCTCCTAAACCTGAAGCACCAAAACCACCTAAAGCACGAACATACAATTTAACGATTTTTTGTGAAAGATACAATCTTAAACCTTCGTTTCCATAAAGTGAAGCTGGAATAGCGTCTACTGTTCTTCCTATTTCGCCAATTACGTTTGTTGCGTCTAAAGTTGTTGTTAAAGGGTTTGTTACGTCAATAACGTCTGAGTCTGCTAACATCAAAGTTTTAAAACCGTCAAACTCTCCTGCTGTTGCGTTTGTTCCTGCCCAAATTGTAGTCTCTAATTTAGCTGCTACTTTTGCTGAAACGTGTGCAATAACAAAATCTTCAAAAGACTTCGGAAGTTTAGAAAAAGACGAATAACCCATTTCTGCTACTTGCCAAGTTTGTTGTAGGTCTGCTTTACAAAGTTGGATGTTTACTTGAAATTCTTCTGTTGTTAAAACTCGTTCAGTTAGTGTTACTGTTCCTGAAGCTGTAAAGTCACAAGTTGCGTTTGCTACTATGTTTCCTGTTGCTACTTTTTGTAATACTTGTTTGTAAGCAACGTTAGGAAGTATTGTAACTCCACCTTGCTCTAATGTTGGTGCGCTTAATAAAGCTGCTGCGATATACTTACCTGCAAATTGACCTGCGTAAGTAGTACCGGATGTTACTGGATTTGCCATTTTTAAATTTTAAAATTGTTAATATTAATTGTTTAGTTTTTCTATAATTGAGTCCATTATTGAACGTGGTCTTTTAGAACCAAATTGAACGTTTTCTACTTCGTTCGTGTTTTCAGGGTTAAACGCAATAGGTTTTACGTCTGCAAGTTCGGTTACTTCGTTTGCAACTTCGTCAACTTTAGACAGTAATTCGATTTGTGCTTTTAACTCTATATTTTCGTTTGTTAATTTTTCTATTTCTGCAAAGAACGTTTCTTTAACTACGCTTTCAATTGTCTTCTTTGCGCTTGGTGTTACTGCTTCTGCTGCAACAGGAACTTCTGGAGCAACTTCGTCTTCAGGTGCAACTTCTTCAGTTGTTGGTGCATCTTTAACATCCATTATAATTCCTTCAACTTCTACAACTAAAATACGTCCGTCTTCTAACTCATATTCTCCAATCGGAACGGGTATTTTTTGTTCGTCTTCAGTTACAATAAAAACTTCTTTGTCCATTTCAAAAGCGTCTGCTTCAAAAATTGTTATTCCGTCTGCTAACTTCATTGTTTCCAATTTCACTTCCATTCCTAAAAGTGTTTTGATTTGATTAATTACGCTTGTTTTCATATTTCGTGTTTTGTTTATTTATTATCTTATTTTAATATAATCATTAGCTATAGCTTTTGCCCTATCTTCGCCTTTAGCATACTCTACAAAAGTTTTATTTCCATTTACATAAACATCACTTGTTTTTGGGTCTATTCCTAAATCTTTTGCTTGTTTTTCAAAATTACTTAACAATTTAACCATATTGTCAGCCATAAATTTACCAAGATTTCCCCATTCATAAATATCGCCAATTGTATTGTTTAATTCCGTTTTTAATTTATCACCTCTTTTTTTTAACTCTAATATTTGAGCGGTGTATTTAGCGTAACCCGTGCTAAACCCTTTAATGTCTTCAAGTAGTCCTAATTGAACTTCGTGTTTTGCTAATTCCGTTTTGTCGGATAACCTGTCGTAAACGTTTTGTAGTGTGTTCATATATGTATAATTTAATTGTTTATTATTTGTTGTATTTTCAAATTAGATTTTTCCAATACCTTGTGCTTGTAAACTACCGTCACAACACTTTGCAGAGTACGTTTTTCCGTCTTTACATAGGCAACCACGTTGACCGCCTTTTGGACTTGTTTTGGCTTGTGCTACTTGTTTTGTTATTTTTTTACTCATCGTCCTTGTCGTGTATAAGTTTTAACGTAATTTTTACTTGACTTTAATTTGCTATTTCGTGTTTTTGCGTGTACTCCTGCACGTTTAACTTTCGGTTTTTTTAGATGAACTTTAACGTTAGTTTGCTTCGCCATTTACAATTTAATATTTAGAAACTAAATTCCAAGACGCCTGTGTTTTATCACTTGACAATCTTAAATCGTCTTTTGCTTTTAAAAAGTCTTTATAAACAGTTAGTTCGTTTATGTTAATTCCTAAATCTTTTGCTTGTGTGTTTATTGTTTTAAATAATAAATTTAATTCCTTGTTTAAATTTTCAGAAATTTTTCTATTGTCGTTATAATTTTTAAGTATTATTTCTTTTTGTGCTAAAGCGTTAATAAATAATTTATTTGTTTTTTCAGCGTTAGAACTCATTGCGTTTACATTTGCATTTAAAGAAGAAACTTTACCAATTGAAACTTTTAAATCGTCAACTAAATTTAATTCTACTTTGTTAGTTTTTAATTCGCTTTTTTCTATTAACGACTTAATCTTTTCAACCATTTCTATTTCTTCCATTTCTATATTTTTAAAACTCATTTCGTATTTGTCCGCAAAATAACCTTCAATAGAAAATCCTTTTACTTCGCCTAATTTAACTTTGTTCCAAATTTCGTCGTTGTTTACTTTCATAGAAATTACCCAAGTGCCTTTAGGAAAATTAAATCCGTAGTTCATAGACTTGTCGTGTGCGCCTTCAACTATCCAACTTTCAACAACGGACATTCCGTCTAACTTTTGTTTATGTTCTAAAGTTGCGTTGTTCTGGTTGCTGTTCATAAAAAACAATTCACTTGCTTTTCTTACAGTTGCTTCAGAAAAATAAATATAGTATTCTTCGTTCTTGTCGTTCTTGCGATAAATTTGTTTATTAGGAATTAACGCTGCACCCATTAAAATCCGCTTTTCAGCATCAACTTCCTTTAACTCTATTTCGTGTTTTTTTAGTGCTATAAAGTCGCTTTCGATTGCAGGACTTTCAACAACTGAAACTGCGTCTATTCCGCTTGTTTCGTCTTTTTCGTCAATTATTAATTCAACTATTCGCATATCTATTTAATTAAATTATTGTTTGTTTGTTGTATTTTAACCACCAAGTGTTGCGTTTGCTAACCTGTTTCTATCTAACGCCTGTTGTGATGTTACTTGACCTGAAACAACGTAAGCTTGTATTGGTTGTTGGTTTAAACTTGCTAATTGATTAACTCCACTTTGTCCAACTACGTTAAATTGTGGTGCTGACATTGTTGGAGCTGTTGCACCGCCACCGTTACCGCCTGTGCTTGGTGTTCCGCCACCTTCAAATTGTGAAGCGGCTATTTTCTTAATGTTCATTAAACCAACCGCAACTGCTCCTGCGGCTGCTACAGGCGCTAAAGTTGTACCAATTACAGGAACTGCTAAAGCTGACTTGTAAGCCGCCATTGCTGCTGTATAAGTGTCTATTGTAGTCGCTGCTATATTTGCACCTTTTTGAATATTAAACGCAACTTTTTGTGCTTTTTTATTTTTATCTGCAAACAAAGTTGCTACGTCTGCAAACGCTTGAAAACTTCCTTTGACTAAATCTATTTGTTGTTGTAAGATAACCGCTTTTTTTTCTTTTTCTTCTTTTGCTATTTGTATTGATTTTTCGGATGTTGCTTTTTCTCCTTCAAGTCTTTTAGTTCCTGCGGTTACCATTTCAGAAATAATATTTTGTGAAATTGTTAACCTTGTACTTGCGTCTGCATCGTCATATTTTTTAGTAATTGCCGCTAAACTTAAACGCTTTTCTTCTTCTAATGTTGAAACATTAATCTTGGCTTTTTTACCTT